AGCACCATCTTCTACGTTAATCATTGTACGTAGAGCTGCTGGTGCTATTTCTTCTATAACACCTGCACCAGATGAGTCTCTACCTAGTACTCTATCTGTAGCTGATACGTTTTGTATCTTTGGATAGGTAACTTGATCATCACCTATATTAGTAGTAACGAATGAACCATCTGCTATCTTAGCACCTGTTACAGCATCATCTGCTAAAGCTGCTGTATCTACTGATAAAGGTGCATAATGCTCTGTATCTATAGAATCTGCTACATAATGTTCAGAGTTTATAGAATCATCTGCTATATAACTACCATTTATTACATCTGGTTCTAAGTCATACCTTTGTATTAACTGGTCATCCTGCTCTTCTAAAGCTCTTAAAGTTTGCTTTTGGTTATCATTTAGATCATCTGCTTTAACAGAAGAACCAGCAGCATACGTAGCTTTACCTTCTACATCAGTACTACCATTATTTAATATCTTTGTATCTCTTACGATACGAATTATACTGTTATCAGCAGGTTTGTTACCACTAGTCCACTCAACTGTACCACCATTTGTTGTATAACTATTTATGTTATAATGTGTAGTGGCTGTCTTTAATACGTCATCAACGTATACTTTGATTTCATCAGAAGTGAAGGTCTTAATAGAAAAATTTTCAGTATTAGCCCCACCAGTCTGTGTATATTTTTTAAAACTTGCCATTGTTTATTTGTATATCGAGAGAATGGATTGGGTGTTTGTTGTTTCTTTGGTTTTTCTATACCTCTTCTTCCTAGCTTCTCTTTGTTCAGATTGAAGAGCTTGTATTCTAGGATCTTGCATAATAGAAGCCCAAGCTTTTCTACGTGCTCTTTGGAAGATTACGTCTATTTTCTTATTATGGAAATAATCAGCACCTTCATACTCACCTCTATTACCACTTCTTATATCTCTATGCATAGTTTCTAAAGAAGCTAGAATCTTAGGATTTTCAGCTAGTTTATCTAACTGACGTTCTAAGTTTTGAGCACCTATTGCTTGTTGGAACATTGATCTAAGTTCAGGTGAATCAGTTAAATTAGTTCCATCAGGAGCATAGTATGTTGATAATCTTGTATCGTATCCACTATCAAATAGTAATCTTCTACCAGGAGTATTATCTAAATTCAAAGATATAGGACTAACTGCATTAAACATTCTAGTCATGAAATCATGATCTTTAATTGGTCTACCATTTAACATATCATATTTGATAGGTAATGGTTGTCCAGCTATGTTTTCAGTTATTAAGTTCCTATTCCTAATAGCTTGATCAATACCTGATCCTAATTCTCTCGTATAGGGTGTAAAGATCTTACCTAATTCATTTCTTAAACCAGCTAAAGGTATTTGGTTATTAGCTAGATTAGCAAGAATACGTTGTGCTTGTCCAGGTCTACCACCAAATAGATCTACAAATTGCTGCATACCAGCAAGATAAGATTTACTTGTTATACCCTGCATTAATACAAGTGATGTTTTAAGTAGTTGTTGTTCAGTCCACTCAGAACCCATCAATTCACTATGATCACCAATATCAGCAATCATTGTCATGATTTGGTTGAATGGTTCTATTGATTCATATCCAACCCATAGACCACCTATCTTGATGTGTCTAGGTTTGTAACCTGCATCCATCCATGCTTGTCTCTTCTGTCTATCTGTAGGACCGTTTCCAGTCATATTACCAGACATCCAAGACCAAGAAGCCATGCTTACTAAAGCAGTACCCATAGCTAATCTACCAGTCTGCAAAGCCTTAGCGTTTGCTAGTTCAGCAGCATTAGTTATACCATACTTTCTTACAGCATCAAGGTTATTAGCACTAGCAAAAGCAATATCATTAAACTCTTTTACTAGGAAATTAAATCCAGGTGTATGTTTAGCAGTTAATTTAAGACCATTAACACCAGTTCTAGCAAATAGGAAGAAAGGTTTAGCCCAAGGATTAGCTTGGAATACAGAGTTTAATCCTCCAGCAAAGCCTTGTGGATTTAATTCTTCTGTAAGTGTTACTTCTTTTCTAGCCCATTTAACAGCTTCATCTATTATGTTACCATCTCCATCGAATATATCACGATAGAAGTCTTCTTCATAAATACGAACTAGTTCTGGAGTAACTTCAGAGTAAGCAGTTAATGCTCCTTTATTCTGAGCATCCATAGCTGATCTCATAGCTTTCTCTCTCATCTTAGCTCTACCTAAGATATAAGCAAAAGCTTCATCAGTAGCAGCCATGAGTTTAGTAGAGTAAGATAAGAACTTATTATCATTCATGGATCTAGCCATATTAGCCATATTGAACCATGCTCTATCTCCATCTGTAGCTCCAGACTTAGGGTTCTCAGCCCACTTTCTTAATAGCTCCCAGTTCTCATCACTTCTAGTGTATTCAGAGAATCTAGTTTTAACTGTAGCTAAATCACCACTCCAATATCCATCTAGTTTATTTCTAAATAGTGTCCATGATTCAGGGATAGCTTGCATCATAGCATTGATTGAAGCCATACCAGCTCTTAGTGTCTCCGCATCTCCACCAAAAGGATACCGCATTGCAGCTCCTAATGTCGTAGAAAGGGGTCTTAAGAAAGTTGCGGTACTTGTTCCCATAACAGCTCTTAAAGGGGTCTTAGGACCGCTTAGAATGCTATGTGTCATAACACCACCTAGTTCTCTTACGACAGCACCAGTCTGTTTCTTACCTTCAATCTCGCCTCCGATGATCATCTTCCTAGCCCAATTATCGAAGTCATCTACACTGTTAACTGTCTTCATAGAAGAGAATGCTTCAAATAATGCATTAAGCATATTCTCATCAGGATCATCTTTAGCTATCTGTAAGATAGACATAATAGATTCCCTGGTATCAGCCATATCTTGACTTAATGTTTCTTCTAAGAAGTTCTTCTTCTTACCAGCTCCGAGTTCTCTAAAGTTCTGTGACTTAACAATCCTAGCTTTCTTTACTTCAGTTAATAGAGTTAACATAGTATCTACTATCTGATCAGCTGGGGCATCTATATCACCTAGATCAGCAAAATCTGCTATCTCTCTACCAGCTATTCCAAGGTCTCTTAGTTGATGTAATAGTGAACCAGTTATTAAATCTGCTACTACTACATTTTTACTAGTTAGAGTCTTGATAGCATCATCTGTACCACCATCGAATACATCATATGATTCAAATAGTTCTTTTAGATATTCAGATGAATCCATATCAGCTGCATTTCTACCTTGAGTAATACGTTGATGTGCAGCTATAGAATCACCAAATACTTCTACTAATCTCTTTCTACTACCACCTACACTCTTGAGAACTGCTTGATATCTTTCACTACTTAATAGTTTCTGTAGTGTTTCATCAACTAGATCTTCACTGATATCAGCTTCTCTAGCTACACGTTCTCTCTGTACTGGTGTAGTTACAGAACCTGTAGAACCTTCTTGTGCTCCCCAATCATTTCTTATCTTCTTCTGCTGTGCCCATACAATAAATGGATCTTCTTCAGATATATGAGCAGCTTGAGATGGATCAGCTATTGGTTTATTCTTACTACCACGGAATTGGAATTCATTCTTCCTTACTTCTTGAATACCTTTCCTAAGTGTTTGTAACTCGACACTCTTTTGTCTGTTAGCTATTTGTGCTCTGACAGCTTGATTACCTCTACCTAGACCCATAGCTACACTATCAAATACTAGACCAATACCCATACCTTCAACGATGTTTTTAAATTTCATCATGACAGGGTGATCAGTTTCTCTAGTACTTAAAGGTGTATCCATGAAACCATAGCGGTCTCTAAGCATACCTAAAGCATTTTGTTCATCTGATTCTTTAGATACTAAATCAGATACAGCACCGACTCCAGCAGCTCTGACTAAACTATTAGCCATTATACCTGTACCTGTTATCCCTAACCTAGCTGCAGTATATTTAGCAGTAGGTATGATAGCAGCAGCCATTGTACCGAAGTGTACAGTACCTCTTAATAATTTACCCCACCATGTTTTAGTAACGATGGGGTTATTATGATCTACTAGAGGATCCCATTCAGGTCTATAAAATCCTTTCTCTTTTCTTTCTTTTTGTATTTCACCAGTTAATGCATCTGCTGTACGTTCAGGGAATGTCATCATTGAAGATGCAGTATCCTGTAGTCCACCAGTTACGACTGATTGAAGTTCTTTAGCGACAGCTTTTAAACCCCACTCATCAGCAGCCCTTGGGTCTGCTTGCTCGCTTAGGGCTTGTTGCTCTGTTGCCTCGTCTTGCTTTTGGAATTCTTGACGAGCCGCTTCTTGTTGTCTACTATTATCTAGATAATTTAGTTGATCAGCTTGGTATTGCTGCATACCTTCATTATCGACTAAAGACTCATCTATAGGCATTGTTTTATACGTTATATGTATCTTCCACGTAAGCCGTAGCTACACCTGGAAGTAATGTATTTAGTCGCATGAAAGGTGGTTGTTCTCCGACTACTTGGGTGTGTTCTTCTTCTAATGTTGGATCAATATTTACTTGAGATATTTCATAACCTGATAACTGATTGTTACGTTCTGAATGATGTCTGAGTATCTCTAGAAGCTGTTCAGCAGAATCTGCTCCAGTTAATTCAACTAGTTCTTCTATGTTCTCTACTCCATATGGATCTAACAAAGCTCTATTAGTTCTAGCAGGTGATGGTTTATTTAGTAGTAAATCTTGTTGTACTGGATCTAACTTACGTTCTGGAATAGGTTCTACTTCACTACTCTTTAGCATACCAGTAGCTACTAATCTTCTTTGCATTAACTCATGAGCTGTTAGGTTAATGTTTTTGAAACTTCTATAATATTGAGGTAAAGTACCTTTGCCTGTTTTAATATATCTTAAAGCTGCTTTTAATTCAGCTTCTTCTCCTTTCCATAAATCAGGGCTGTCTATAACAGAATTATCTTTTATAATAGCTGCTCTAGCAGAGTTGATATTATCAGCTTTATTTTCATCTCTAAGTTCCCAGTTTTTTATTTCAGATGCATCTGATTCTATATAAGCTTTAGTTTCTTTTAAAGCAATACTTTTAGCAGTTCTATGATTTTGACCTTGTGATCTTTCACTACGGTATATTTCATCATATCTTTCTAAAGCGTTATTGTAAATAGTATCCCATTTAAATGATTTATCTCTATTAGCGTCTCGTTCAAGTGTTCTATCATTTACAATAGTTTTAATAGTAGCGTCTCGTTTTGTAATTTCCTTTGAACTTAGACCACCTTGAGTAACTCTTTGTAACCATTTAGCTTTAATTTCTCCATCTGATATACCATCTAGATCTTCTATAAATATTTCTCCAGTTTTACTCCATCTTTCTTCTAACTCAAGAGTTATATCTTTATCAGCTATATCTTGCTTACTCCAGAAGTTTAATAAATCTGGATGATTCTCTCCGAATTCAGCTCTATATTTCTGATTCATTTCCTGTACTACTTCTTCAGTAGGAGTATTTTTTCTCCATTCCTCTAGTACAGGTTGAACCCATGCACTTTGTCTATTTTTTAATTCTAGTTCAGCTTGGGTTGTCTCGTCAGACTTAGCTTTATTAATAGCTTTCTTTATAGGAGCAGCGAATTCAGGTAAATACTCTTCAACTGTTCTAGGTTTACCTCCATCATTAGGTGATAATTTATATTGCGTAATAGCAGCTTCAGCATCATTTGAAGAAATTTCACCTGTCCTTATACCCTCTAATATAAATTCTTGTAATTCCTGTCTAGCTAAAAAGTAACCTTTATCTTTTATACCAATTACTTTGCTATGATAACCAGCAAATGTTTGTAGATAATCTTCGATAGCTTCACCACCACCACCATTCTTCTTATTAGATAGAAGCCTGAAATTAGTCTCAAATCCTTTCTGACGAATTGCTATTTCCTGGTCTTTATATCCTTTAATAGCTTCTGCTCTAGCTTTAGCTAAATCATCTTCATGCTGTCTTAGCATTGGGTGAATTAAATACTTATCTACTAGACGCTTACTTAAGCCTTTATTTTGGAATTGTGAGATATAAACTTCATCTATTTCTTGAGATATAATTCTTCTTTCTTGATCTGTTAAGCCTCCAGGCTCGTACCAGCCTTTAAATACTCCTGGTTCTACTTCAGCTTTTATAAAACCTTTAGCTTTCTCACGCCATAAACCAGAGTTATCAAAACCAATCCCTAACGTATGTCTTTCTTGTGCTGGACCTTGACCAGTCATCTTTAAAAGATTAGAAACATCAGGATCTACTGATTCTATTTCACCAGCTGCTGTATAGTTAATTCTTACTTGCTCCTTTAACTCCTCTTCAGTAAGAGTAGTTAAAAATTCTTCGTCAATTTGATGTTTATATTTATCTTCATTGTAGTAGTTTTCTACAGCAACCTTAGCATCAGCTTTATCTCTAGCCCAAGCAGCAAACTTCATGCCTTCTTTAGTGAAGTCTGCAAGTTCTTTCCAGCCTTTTCTATTAGCTTTTCTACTTTCCTGTTGCATTTTAATGAGATTGTTAAAATGATTATCCATCATCTTCATGTTCTCATCTATTTGTTCGTTGACAGCTTTAGTTAAATCGGGTGCTGTTTTAAGATAGTTCGTTTTACTAGTGTCAACACCTAGCGAACTGTTTAAGAATGAATCCATAATTTGTTATTATT